AGGCTCGATGTAATAACATAGTTGATATTTCTTTTCAAAGTCAAACTTGATGTAATTGTCTCACTGATATTTCTCTTTAAAATAAGATCAGAGAAAACTCTTCCTTTATTTTTTATTGTCCCAGCTATTGGTACATCTCCTATCGAATTATTTCCTAACATTTATCTATCTTTAAAAAATTAAGGGCTTGTGTCTCCAGCAACTTCTATTGTTGCTGCATCAGCAACTCCAGCTGCTCCAGCATCAATAACCCATTTAACCCAAATACCTTTCATCTCTCCAGGTGCAATATCTCCTATCGCTATAGCATTAGATATTCCATCAGCTGTAGAGAATACTGGCCCAACTGGAGCAGTATCTTCATCAGCTATCACCTCAATAGTATCAACACCAACAGCCTCATCAGCAATTGCTATCTGAAGTTCAGTATCAGTTGGAGTCGTGTTGCTACTAATATAAACAACCGCAGCTTCTAAAGTTATTGTAGCGTGCGTATTTTTAATAAAAATAGCTCTGTATTCAGTCTCTCCAGTATCAGCTTCAGCGCTTGTCACTCGATCGAAAAGATTATGAAGAGTATTATCCACAACTGCTACTGAAGATATTACTCCACCTAAAGCAGCGTTAGGATCTGCATTTGAAGCTCCGCCTGAAAAATATTTTTTTATTTCACTAGATGTAATTGGCACATTATTATAGTCCTTTGTTTGTAAAAACTTCAGTATGACACTTTTTACAAACAAGTAACAAGTTATTTAAATTATTAGCGTCTTTACTATTTTCAAAATCTCTAAATCTTTTTATATATTATAACATTTTATTTAATTTTATGAAAGATATTTCTTTATGTCTGTGTTTACTATTGCCATATATTTTATTTAAAACTTTCTTTTTTAACACTTATATCTTCGCCTCCTTTGAGTCTTGTTCTGTAAAATTGTTTGAACTCGTTATCTACTTGAAATTTCTTTTTAGCTATTCTTCTTTCTTTTAGTGTTCCGTAAGAATCAGGGTGTGAAAGCATTTCCATTTCAGCACAATCATATATCAAACATTGGTGTAAGTTTCCTTCAAAGTCAGGCACATCAGTATCTTCGTCCATTTCAGACTGTCTAGGAGAGTAAAAAACATGTATTCCGTTTAAAACTGTCGTATCAGTTAAAGGTCTAATAAACATAGAACCCCTAATAATAGTTATCTTAGGGTCTGATTTACTGAAATTATTATTAATACTTGTAGCGTTTTGCTCACTAGTGGGGTTTTGTGAAATATCATATAGCCCATTTTTATCTATAACGTACCAAGTAGTACCATCAAAGGTAACTTCTATTCTATCAATGTCTAAAAGGTCAGTTGGTATCGAGTATTCTCCATTAAATCCATTGTCCCCTGCTACTAATCCATCAGAAGATACTAAATCAGTATAAGAATGAGTTTGAGTAACTTGCTTATAACCTTTAAGGCGTAGTATCTCCATTGTTCTCAAAGATAAAGACTCGTTTAAATCCGAGTTGAAGTCTGTTTGTGGATAAGAAGTTGAATTTGTGTCCAATATTCTTAATGCTCTTGTGAATAGTTGTGCTCTTGTGCTCATATAAATATATCTTTACTTTTTTTAACTTCAATTGTTTTTTTGTTGTAATTTCCTAGAGCTATTGCTCCGCTATTTTGTTGCTTGGCATATAGTCTGCCAGTTTATTTTAGCTACTAAATATTCAAAATCATCTATTATCTTAACATTTGGAAATTCTTTACTTACCATCGCTAACAACATCTTTTCTGAAAATACCATATTATGCTTTGTAACTTCTTGATTTCCGAATACTACCTGAATCAAGAAATCATAACTTAATTGTCCTTTATTATATAAATCTATAGCCTTTGCTATATCTGGGACTGTTATTGTTATCTTTCCTCCTGGTTTCAACACCCTTTTCCATTCTTTCAATACTTGGCTATTTACTGTTAAATGCTCTAACAAATGTCCAGCATATATCTCTTCAACGTAATCATTAGGGTAATCAAGCTTCTTAACATCCATTATAACGTCTGGGGTTACTTTAGGGTCAGTATCTATGTTTATCCATCCTGGTATCTTCCACTTGTGGCATCCTAAATTTAACTTTATTCCAGCTTCTACCATTATATTAATTCAAATAACTTATTATATTTATAAACTTCCTTGTCTATATCGTAATTCTGAGTTACTTCTTTTCTAGCTTTTTTAACTATTCCTTCTCTCAATGCCTCATCTGTTATTAGCTTTCTTAGAGCGTTCTTCCATTGGTTCTTGCTTCCGCAGATAAACCCAGTCTCTCCATTCTTTATACTGTGCTCGTAAGGATAAACATTACTTCCAATAAATGCTGAGCCTGCCATTGTTGATTCTAACCATTTAATATTAGACTTTCCTTTATTAAATTCATTGTCTGCTAGTGGAGCTATTGATATGTCCCAATTAAGTGATTGGAGCTTCTTGGGGTACTCTGTAAAAGGTACTGGCTTATTTACTTTTGTATCACAATCGAATACTCCTCTATCTCCTCCTAACAACTCTATACTAATCTTATCACCAAACTCCTCTTTAATCTCTTTGATAGCTTCTGCACATCTTTGTATGTCTGGTATATGTGTCTTGGAGTAAACCCATCCTATCTTAATTACTTTGTTTTTCTTTTTTTTATCTTTCCATTGAGACAAGTCCAAACAGTTTTTCAGCACAACTACATTATCATTAAATCTTTTTAAGTAGTTCTTTAGTGGATTAGTTGAGGCTATGATCATGTCTGCTTGTTTTAGTACTGCCGCCATTTCTGATTTTCTTTTATTGCTCCAAAAGAATGAAGCTATATTTTCGAATGGTATTTCAAATACATTGTCATCTATATCTACTATTAGTCTAACTTTCTTTCCTGTCGAGTTTAGAATATTCCTACAAGACGTTAGAACCTCAGGTAAGTCGTTTTCTGGTAGATATTTTATAAACCAAACATCACCTTTCTTATAGAGCGTTTCAGCTATTTCACCAACAGTCCTTCTTTTCTTAGCTATGAAGTCTTGGAAGGTTACTTTGTGCTCCACTCTTTCTAATGGTCTTATAGTCCTATAATTCTCAACGGCATTCTCATGAGAATATAATGCTAATATCTTTCTTTTCATAATTGCTTTCTAACCTTCGGGCTTAGCGGTTAGAAGTGCCAGCCCGAGGAACAATTTAATTGTTTACTTTATATCAAGAATAATTATTCAGATATATTTACACTTACCATTTCGTCTTTACCGATTTGGAAAGTTTTAATTCCGTATAAATCCCAAGTGATAAAGTTTTTTCCAATTTTATCAGAAGGTTGAGTTATAAGAACCTTTGGACTTCTTTCAACGACTGCTGCAATACAACCTTTCTTACCAAATACACAATAGTCGATTGTAGATGAAGAATAAACATTGTTAGAAACATAAACCTTGAAACCAAGGAAGTCTCCAGCATAGCCATTTTTTAAAGCACTATCAGTAACATTGAATCCACCAGTAGCCATCTTTTGTTCGATTAGAGAAGCTACTTCTGGAGTTACTACTGCAAACAAATCACCATTAACTTTTACGTTGTTAGCAATAAGTTTTCGTTTAGCAGCTGAGAAAATCTCAATGATATTAGTGGTAGTTGCTGTGATAGCTCCTGTCCCAGTTCCACCTGTAAGGTCTCCTGCTGTTAGACTTAGTCCTGCGTTAGCTACTTCTGCCAATAGGGCTGTATCCATTGCATTTTGCAAAGCATAAGCAGCTCTCTCTTGGTACATTCTAGCTGTAGAATATTTGTTTTGGATAATATCTTTTTCCTGTACATAGAAACTAGACTCTTTTGTAGTTGCTACGGTTAGATATTCGTCCGTTGGAGTTACGGATTGAATTGTTACTCCATCTGCGTCAACATAAGTGTTGGCGTCTAAGTTTCCGATATATGGAACGTGAATTACATCTCCTTCGGTCAATTGAGCTTGATACTCAAAAGTTGTGATGTTCTTTCCTACTAATGATTTGTCAAGAATATCTTGAATCATTGAAGCCCATATTTCGGGATTAAATGCTGATAAATTATTAGCCATTTCTTTTTATCCCTATCAGTTCTGACCCGCTTGTTCTTTCTTTACCTGATGGTTGAAGAAGTCAACCTTTTCTTTATCAGATAAATTAGCGACGTCCTCACTTGTCTTAACATTTGAGAAATCTTTTTTGGGCGAACCAGCTCCTGAAGTTGGTTTGTTAATCTTAGATTTTGATTCCTCTTGAACTTGTTTGGCATCAGCTAAAGATTTTGCTTCACCCTGAAAGTATTTTGATTCTCTAAAGAGTTTCAGCATACTTTTACCTGTTTGTTTAGAGACGTCTTTTAGTTCGTCCATAACATACTCGGCTTCTGGGTGTTTTGTTAAAAGAAGTTCTTCGATGACTTCATCGTTTACAGACGGGCTATCTTTTACAACCGTCTCTTCTTTCTTGTGCTCTCCTTTAGCAAAGGCTTTATCAGCCTCCTTCTCTCGTTTAGCTATGTCGTCCCATGACTTGTAGCTTTTACCGACACGCTCATTATATTCAACAAGGGCATCGTCTGAGAGGGTTGATGCGTCTTCTGAATCTTTTCCTTCGGAATCGTTTGAGTCTTCGGATTCATCATTAAAGATGTCCTCAACCTCTCGCTCCTCTTGGTTTAAATTTTCTTCTGACATAAGTAAGAGTTTATATTTGCCTACCAAGACTTAATTGTCCTGACAGAATAGGCAAAAGAGAAACTCTTACAACTTTCTCCGTACTTGTTTAATAATTGAAAGAACTCCTGTAATGATTGAATCTCGTTTACTCATCTGGGCTATCTTTGCTCTTTGTTCTTTTAACGGTAGCATAAAAACTTTTCTCATCTCTTCTGTTTGCATTCCATATATCTCATTAGTTAGCTGGGCTTCGTATTCATCAAAGAACTTACAAACATATCTATAATAAGGAGCTTGTCTAAATTCCTCTAAGGCTTTCCCCATTGATTCCGCTTCTGATTCTTTTAAGGAAGCCTGAATTTCTTCTGTATTCTCAACTTTTTTATCCTCTTGTACTAGTTTCATTTTGTTGGACATTAGGGGTTAATTGTTGGACATTAGGGGTTATTGGAGTCTCTGGGATGTTTCTTGCTTCTGTCATCGCTCTTTCTTGTCCTACTTGCTCTTGGAGTTTCTTGCGTTTCTCTTCATCACTTTCTTGTAATTCTTTAGGGCTAACTCCTACTATATCTAAAACTCTGTCTCTTAACTTCTCGTTTTGCATTTGGTCAGCGTCTAGGAGTGTCTTAATCTTTAATGATGGGTCAAAGGCTTCATCGGTTATGTTGAACTCTACTAAAGAATCAACCTCTTTAAGCATTTTCTTAAAAGCTTTCTTTATTTCTGTGTCTTTAATGTCTATAAACCTTGCGTCTCCCATTTCCTCGTTCTTTAACGCTCTGTTCTCTACAACGGCATTATATGTCTCCTCGTTGATATTAGGGCGAGTTCTATTAAACTGGTCGTCTACTTCTGCTTTAGCTAGGAATCTATCCATTTCTTTTAAGTCATTCTTATCAGCGTAAATTGGAATGATGTCTCCTGAAAGTATATCTTCAATAATGTCCTCTATAAGGAAGTCTTGGAATAGTCTTTCAAATAGTCTAGCTGTTTTGTTTTTGATAACCTGATAAGTAGATTGTTGAGTTTGGTTCTGGATAACTGCGAATGAAGCTGTTTTGTTTGTTGAGTCATTACCGATTGAAATAGGAGTCACTCCTAACATAAACCTCATAAACTCAAAGAGGTCATTAGTCATAGCTAGAGTATCTGAAGTAGTTGAACCGACATTGAGTCTTTCAAGTGATTCATCGCTGTGTATTTTAAGCGCTGCGCCAGTGTCCATTCTTTTAAGGAACTCTTGTGTTAGGGCTTCTCCGTCGCTCTCTGTCCTCATGTTTCCTATCTTGTGGACTAAAATACCTCTGAGAGCTAACCTATCAAACTTTCTCTTGTAGTTTTTCTTTTCGTTATAATCTTCTTGAGCTGGTCTACATAGTTCATAAGTTCCCATTCCTAGGTAACGTCCAGGTACGTCTATTAGTCTTTGTTCGTCATAAGGGAATACTCTCATTAAATCTCCGTATCTTTTTTTGTCTTTTTTATTAGACACTTTAATTTCATGAGGTGATACGAAGCTATCTATTTCTAGTTGAGCTTCCCATTCTGTTGGGTTATCGTATTGGTCTGCTGTAGTCTCGCTTCTATCTAAGTATTTCTTGCAACCTTTAGTTATTTCTTTTTTACCATTAACTTCGAACTCATCAACCGTCCAGTATTCAATAAAAGTTAGATCGCTTTCCGTGTCTTTAATCTTGTCATAAAACTCTTCTATCTCACTCCAGTGTTTGTTGCTTTTGAACTCTGCACTGGCTTCTTCGTAAGTCATGAATATCTTTTCAGCTCCTCCTTCAAGTTTAGCAGATCTCATGTTTGGTTTAAATACAAAGTTTCTAAGGTCAACTACCTCTGTATCTCCGTCGACTACCTTTGTAAGGACATGCCCCATATCAACTAATTCATTCAATACCTCTTCTTTCTTTTCAATAAACCCATTGTATTTAAGAAAATGTTTTACTGCTCCTTTTAATATGCCTACCATTCTAAGGAACTTTCCATTTAATGAAGTCAAAGAAAACTCACTAATCTTTAATCGTGAGCCTCTTTTAAGACTTGATGAGAATCCGTGGACTACATTGTAGTAATACTTTTCTGTTTCTCCGTCCTCGAAGTATTTGGACTCATATTGTCCATTCTTCATCTGTTGGTTTTTATTTATAACGTCTCTTTGTTTATATGAAACATTACTGCCTATTTGGACAGTCCCATCTTCATAGTTTGTAAGGAAATCTTGTATGTTCATGAGTATGATTCTTCTTTATAAGCTAATGCTCCTATGAGAGGTTTTCTAATCGGGGCTATCATTTGTGTTTGATATGCCTCTGCGTCCAGTACATCGTCGTGTGTGCCCTTAGGGAAGCTTACCTGCTCCTCCTCTAAGTCTGAACATTGTCCTGTTATGTGAAATATTGAGTGACTTTCATATCTAGGTAACAACGCTCTGATTCTAGTTTCTTTCTGCACTTGATTATGTTGTAATTCCTTTATTTTTAAAAACTTGTTTCTAACTCTCATCTCTTGGTCTAGGAATGGCTTAACTACATCTAAGTAAATAGTCTTTTCTATTCCTATCTCATCTAGTCTGAATGCTTCCCATAGTGAGAACAGGTCATCTATCAGTTCCAGCGGGCTAATCTTCTTCTTCCAAGCTTTTATATTCCAGTTGTTTTCTCTATCAGTGAAGTTTAGACAAAACCCCGTGTTATCTGCACTAGCCTTTTGGCTTATAGCTGTATCTATTGTTAGAGTCCTTCTTGTTTGTAATGCTAACACTTCATCTATTGTTCTATATTTCCAGTAATCTTGTTTGAACTCTTGAGTCTCACTTGATACTGGCTCTTGCTGATAAAGTGCTGACCAATCATATATACCTATTGTTTTTTTAATCTGCTCTAGCGAATCTATATCGTACTTATCCTTCCACAATGGCTCTCCTTGTTTTCTGAATAACTCATTGTCTGTAGCGATAGCTGGGAACTTAATTACCTCCCACTTATCTCCTCCTTCTTCTTGAGCTTTTAAAAGTCTACCAGCTAAATCATCTTTGTGCCATCTAGTAAGAATAAGGATAACTGCTCCACCTTTCTCCAAGCGAGTGTATGCTGTTGATGTGTACCAACTCCAAATCTTTTCTCTTATTATTAAGCTTTCCGCCTCTTCTCTATTTTTTATTGGGTCATCTATAATCAAAATATCTGCTCCTCTTCCTGTGATAGCGCCTCCAACCCCCACTGCTGTATATCCTCCTCCTTCTTTAGTGAGCCACTTAGCTTTACTTTTAGAGTCTTCTCTTAGTTCTGAGTCAAATAGTTCTTTGTATTCTTCGCTGTCTACTAAATTTCTAGTCTTATAACCGAAGTCTTGAGATAGGTCTGCTGAATAACTTGAAGTTATAATTTCTTTCTCTGAATGTTTCCCTAGATACCAAGCTGGAAACATTATACTTCCTAGTTCTGATTTTCCATGTCTTGGCGGAACAAAGAGCATCAATCTTTTAACTTCTCCCGTCTCTACTCTCTCTAATTGTCTTGCTATTTCTCTATGCAACCAGCTAGCACTATATTTTTTAACAAATCCGCAAAATGGTATTAGTTCATTTTGAGCTATTACATTTATCGCTTCCATCTCCTCCGTTGATAATTTCTTTTGCTCTTTCATAACTAATTATTGATATTGGATTTTCTTTATCTCCGCTTAATTCCATTCTATCCTTTATAAGTCCTTTTATTTTAGCTCCTAGTTCTAATTCTGATTTTCTATTCTGGGGTTTAAGTTTTATATCTTCTGTCAAGCTATTTAGTATTAATTCGTCTGTTAATCCGCAATCTGCACATATTTCTTTAAATCCTTTTGACTCTGTTAATTTCTGTGGTGTTTTAGCTGTGTTCTCACTGTAATCAGCGTCAAGCATTGCCTTACTTACAATTCCACCATTTTCCACCATGTTATTTACTGCTTTTTTTTGTTTCTCTGTTGCCATTTTGTTTTATTTTTTCTTTGCTTTCTATCTTCATATTTACGCAAAAAACTAATTATCTTTAACTCGTTAAATTTTTTAACTGTTAAGCTCTCCATCTTCTTCTATTATTCTTATTATTTCGTTTTGTACTTTATCTATATCTGTTTCCATACCATTAATGTACGAGTCTATTTTTAAGTCGTTAGTAAAGATTTTTTGTTTATAGGGTGATGTTTAAAAGATTCAAAATGGTTTTCGTCCTCTTTTGAAGACTGATATTTAATCTTTTTATGCTGTAATAATAGCATATCTAAATCAGTTTGTCAAATTTATTTAACGCAAATAAAACTACAACTCTTTTGTAGCCTTTATATGGTGTTTTTCTAACTGATAAGCGTATGTATATTCCTTGTCTAATTTTGTGGTAGTAGCTTTACAGTTCTTTCCAGCCCTAATATTACAAGCCTGACAATATCTACCGTTCTTAATTAGATAAGTTTCTATTGATTGGCTGCCTGTGTCTATTTCTTTGTTGCAACTTGCACAGGTTATTGTAGTCCCATCCATAACATTATTATTATGTAAGTAGTTATAGTTAGTAAAAGTATTTTCATAGTAGTTTATCTTTTTCTAGGTCTCTCATCTTATGGTCGTGAAAAGCCTTTACAGCTGAGTATAGTTCGTCTATTTACTTTCTAACATCTTAATTACATTGTTATAAGCCGTTCCTAGTCCATACCATTCATCTGAAGCTCTTGATAGATTAATCTTTTCTCTAAGATCATCATCTATAATATCAAAGCCTCCAAATTCCTTATTATACTTTTCACTCCTCGCCCAAGCTTCATCTCTTAATTTTTCTAGTTTTGTTATCATTTGTTTAAACTTAATTAATTAATCCAGTTCTTATGTTATTGATTGCTTTGTTCATAGCACTATTTTCTTTTTTCTCTTTATCATTAAAAGCAACTATTGTGCGTGTTATCTCTTTTTTACAGTTTGAACACCAAAATCCTTTTCCAGCTCCTTTGAAAAACAACTCCGCCTTACAACATTCAGATATGTGATACTCTTTATCCAAGCGGAATGTTTCTCTGTCTATAATCCCAAGCCAGTATTCAATATCAGAATTAGTTATCATTTTCTTTGGGTCATCAATACGGTCTTCGTTCAACCATTGCCTTAGCATACTAATTTTTATTGGTGATATTTTCATATTATTTTTT